TACACCAACGTCGAGGCCGACTGGGACTTCACGGTGGGCGTGGCGCTGTACGACGCGGCCGCCACCGACAGCCTGGTCTGCTTCGAGGTCAACCGCTTCGAGAACGCCCGCGACGAGCAGATCGCCCTGGTGCGCGTCGAGGACCTGGCTGCCGGCGCGGACATCAGCGGGCGGCCAATCTTCGTGCATCCGAGGCCGGTGACCCTGGCCTCGGTGGGCATCCTGACCGAGGGCGCCCCGGCCGGCGTGGACGATTCGAACACTGCCGTCGTAGCGGTGGCTGACGATGCGGACAACGAGATCGCCTCGAAAACCTACAACACCGCCACGCAGCCGCCGGACTCGGACTACGAGGACCTGGGCGAGCTTGACGCGACGCACAAGGTGCTGGCCGCCGGCGAGCACCTGAAGCTGAGCGTCACCCAGGGCGCGACGGCCGACCTGCCGGCGCTGTCGCTGGTGCTGCGCTACGTGCCGAAAAGCGCCTGAGGTGGAAAGTGACCGACCTCCTGAGGGACGGCCTCGGTTGGCTGGAGGGGCAGCGCAAGGCGCACCTCTCCAGCATGGTCACCTATCGGCGCGGGGCCTTTTCGGTCGAGGTTCTGGCCACGGTCGGGGCAACGCGATTCGAGGCCGACGACGGCTACGGCATCGTCGTCGAGCGGGAGATAAGGGACTACCTGATCGCGTCGGCAGACCTGGTTCTGGACGGCGAGGGGACGCTGCCCCAGAGAGGGGATGAGGTAGTGGAGGTGAGAGGCGGCGCCGCGCACGTCTACGAGGTGATGGACCTGGGGCCCGAGAAGCACTACCGCTTCTCGGACCCCGACGGCGGGACGCTGAGGATTCACACGAAGCTTGTCGGCACGGAGGCCGCCCCATGAACCGTGAAACCAGGAGGCTCTTGGCGACCGCCATCGAGTGCGTCGGTATTGCGGTGACCGGCGTGGGCATCGGGTGCGAGCTTGCCCTTGGAGGGGAGCTCCACCTGGTGGTCATCACGGTCGGCAGCTGCCTGGTCTCGATCGGCGGACTCCTCTGGGCGAAGGCGAGATAGGGATGTCAACGATTCTTGCGATAGCAGACGCGGTGGTGGCCGAGCTGAACACCGCGGCCTTCAGCCTGCCTTTCACGGCGGTGCGCGCCTACGTCCCGCGCTTCGACCTCCCGGAGCTGGCCACCCTGCGCGTCAGCGTCGTGCCCAAGGGCCTGGAGATCGCCGGCGGCAGCCGGGGCAAGGACCAGCACGACTACCAGCTCGACATCGGCGTGCAGCAGAAGTTCGAGCAGGAGGGCGCCGCCCAGCTCGATCCCCTGATGGGCCTCGTGGAGGAGATCGCCGACCACCTGCGTGGCCACGCGCTGGACACAGACCCCGAGGCCGCCTGCGTGGCGGTGGAAAACGGCCCCATCTACGCGCAGGAGCACATGCGTGAGGGGCGGCTGTTCACCAGCATTCTGACCGTGACATACAGGGTGTGGCGATGATCCTCCTTCGCCAAGGCTCCGGAGGACAAGTGTGATCGGCATGAAGATGGACGCGTTCAAGCGCTCGTTCTTTGATTCGAAACGGGTCATGAGCGCAGTGGACGGCGCCACACGCCGCGTGCTCTCTCGCTTCGGCGCGTTCGTGCGGCGGCGCGCCCGATCCAGCATCCGAAAGCGAAAGCGCATCAGCCGTCCCGGAGAGCCGCCCAGCTCGCACGTGGGGCTGCTTCGGCGGGGGATCCTGTTCGGATACGACACCGCCCGCCAGTCGGTGGTGATCGGCCCGATGCGCCTGAACCAGCGCTCGGCTGAGGCGCCGCCGCTTCTGGAATACGGCGGCCAGACGCGCCGCCGGGACCGGCGGGGCCGATCGGAGCTTTTGACCTACCGCGCCCGCCCTTACATGGGGCCGGCCTTTGAGGCTGAGAAACCCGGCCTGCCGGCTTTGTGGCGAGACTCAGTGAGGAGGTAAAGACGATGGGTTACGTGCTGGGCAAGGACTGCAAGTTCTACTACTCCGGCTCGCTCCTGACGGGGGAGGCCGGCGGGCTGCCGGCGGACCTTAGCTGGAACGAGATCACGAACGTCAAGGACCTGACGCTGAACCTGGAGACCGGCGAGGCGGACGTCACCACGCGGGGCTCAGGCGGTTTCCGCTCGAGTGCGCCGACGCTCAAGGACGGGGGCATCGAGTTCGAGATGCTCTGGGACACCGCCGACGCGGCATTCACGGCCATTCAGGCCGCCTGGGCGGCGGGATCGGAGCTGGCCATGGCGGCGATGGACGGTGCGATCGGCACGTCTGGCAAGCAGGGCCTGGCCGCCAACTTCGTCGTGACGAACTTCAGCCGCTCCGAGCCGCTGGAGGAGGGCGTCACCGTCAGCGTCACCATCAAGCCGTCGACCCACGCCGAGTGGTATACGGTCGCCTGACGGCGCACCGGCCAGCTCTTTGCACCAGGAGGAGAAGAGCCATGTCGGTCAGTTGCACATACAGCGCTATAGTGACGGTGCAGGAGGTGCTGGAGGCGAACCCGCACTCTGCGGTCGCCGCCAACCGGAGGGTCACCCACAACCTGTTCAACAGCTCCAAGCAGCTCAGCGCCTCCAGCACGCCGCCGGTCACCAAGGTGGCGGCATTCAAGCAGGCCCTCACCGCCGGGGCGGCGACGGTCAACCTCGCCTCGCTCACGGGTGCAAACGGCGCTTCGGTGGACGGCACGGGCCTGAAGGTCCAGGTCCTGAAGGTCAAGAACCTGGGCGAGGGCACCCTGACGATCACCCCGGGCGCCGCCAACCCCTACAACCTCCTGGGGTCAGGCATGAGCTTCGCCCTGGAGAAGGACCAGGAGATCACCATCTTCGGGGGCGACCTGACGCCGGATATCGCCTCCGGAGCCAAGGAGATCGATCTGGCCGGCACGGGTGCCGAAGAGTCCGAGTGGATCATTGTCATGGGGTAAGGGCCGATGCGAAGTTTCACTGACAACGCCGGCCGCACCTGGACCATCGCCCTGTCGTTCGGCTCCGCCAAACGGGTGAGGGCGCTTCTGGACGTGAACCTGCTCGAGCTCGAGTCGGGCGACCCGCCGCTCCTGACTCGCCTCGGGACGGACGTCATGCTGCTTTGCGACGTGATCTTCGCGCTGATCAAGCCGCAGGCGGACGAGCAGAGCGTCACGGACGAAGAGTGGGCCGAGGCGATGGGCGGGGACGCGATGCTCCAGGCGCAGAAGGCCCTGTATGAGGAGCTAATCGATTTTTTCCTGAAACGGGGCCGCGAGGACGTGCAAAGGGCCATCGCGACCCAGCAGCGGATGATCGATCTGGCGATTCAGGCGGGAGCCAGGCGTCTGGAGGGCGTGGACCCCGAGGCCGAGATCGGCCGGATATATGGCGGATCGGATACCAGCTCGCCGGCTGCGTCGGGGTAGACCCGGCCCCGCTGACGCTGCGGCAGCTCTGGTGGATGGCCACCGGCGCGTGGGACCGGACGGCGGCGGTCCTCGCGACCATCGAGAACGTCAACAGGGACCCGAAGAAAGGACGGCCCGTGAAACCGAGCGAGCGCAACCCGTTCAGGAGATCCCGGCAGCGGGCCGGTATCCGGCTCACGGCCGGCAACATCGGCGCGCTCAAGGCGCTGGTCGGCAAGAGGCGAACTGTGGAGGGACGATGATGTCGGAGGCAGCCGTGATCCCCATGCCTGACATGCCGGTCACGCCGTACAGGGTGGCCAGGCCGCTCATGGAGCCCGGCATGGTCGCCTTCTTCAGCCAGGACACCAGTGGCCTGAAGAAGATCACACAGTTCCCGTCGTGGCGAATCAAGCACGGCCAGACCCCATCCCATGAATGCACCCACGTGGGCATCATCGACATCGTGCGAGGCCGCCGGGTCCTCATCGAGGCCACCAGCCCGCGTGTGCAGGTCGGGCCGCTAAGCGCCCTGGTAGGCGAGACCGAGACCCCCGACGGCAAGCACATCGCCCCCTACGACGGGACGGTGCATGTGGGCAGGTTCGGGGCATATCACGGTTTGGCCGCTGGCGCGGCCTGGGACAATCTGCTCCTTCCCTATGACTATCTGGACCTGCTGGCGATCCGGCTGGGCATCCCGCGCAGGAACACGAAACGCTACATCTGCTCGGAGCTGGTGGCCGAGGCGCTCCTGGCCGGCGGCGTCGCGCTCGACAAACCCGAGAATGGCTGGGCCTGGACGCCCGCCGACCTGATCCTGTCCCCGTTGTGCAAGATGCTCTGGAGGCTGAGATGACACGACCAATAGGACCCATAGGGCCTATGCGACCTATTCTGTTCTGTTGAGAAGGGGCTGCCCGTGGCCGTGACAGCCAAGGGAATCAGGGCCGGGCGCGCGTACGTCGAGCTCTTCGCGGATGGAAGCGGGCTTGTGCGCGGGCTGAGGGCCGCCGAGCACAACCTGAGGCAATTCGGCAGGAACGTCCGTAACCTGGGCGCGCAGATGCTGGCCGCCAGCGCCATGATGGCCGCGCCGTTTGTCGCCAGCATCAAGGCGGCCGGCGACGCCATCGAGACCATCAACAAGTTCGAGCAGGTCTTCGGCGACCAGGCGAAGGCGGCGGGCCAGTTCGCCGACGCCCTGGCGGCGGCAGTGGGCCGGTCGCGGTATGAGATCCGTGACAGCCTGGCCTCGTTCCACGCGTTCTTCCTGGGGTTCGGGTTCGGCGAGGAGCAGTCTCGCGGGCTGGCGCAGGCGATGGAGAGCCTCGCTCTCGACTTCGCCTCTCTCTACAACATCGCGGACTCCGATGCCATGGCGAAGTTCCAGTCCGGCCTGGCCGGCATGCCGCGGACGCTCAGGGCCTACGGCATCAACATCCTTGACAGCACGGTGCAGCAAGAGGCCCTGGCCATGGGCATCGCCAAGGGCAATGCCGAGCTCACCGGCCAGCAGAAGGTCCTTGCCCGAACGTCCATTATCATGAAGACGCTCACCAAACAGGGCGTCGTCGGGGACGCGGTGCGGACAGCGGGGCAGTTCATCAACCGCATGAAGGCGCTCAGGGGGCAGCTTATCGACATGGCAGTGGACATCGGCATGACGCTGATGCCGATCGTGACGCCGCTGGTGGATACCCTGGTGAAGGCGGCCAAGGCGGTGGGGCAGTGGGCCAAGGAGCACCAGGCGGCCATCGTAATGATGGCGAAGGTGGTCGCCGTGGTCGGGCTGGCCGGCGTGGCCCTGATCGGCCTCGGGACGGCCATCCAGATCCTGGGTTTCGCCCTCGGCGGTCTGGCGACGCTTATCGCCCTCCCGGCGAAGATGTTTCTGGGTGTCATTGCCGTCATCAAGGGCGTCGTGCTGGCGCTATTCAGCGTGCACGGGGCGGTGCTTGTGGTCGGGGCGGCGCTGGTGCATTTCAGCGGCCTGGGCGGGGCGGTCGTCCAGTGGCTTGGCGAGAGATGGACGGAGCTGAAAGAGGGCGCGCTCGAGGCGCTGGGCGGGATCAAGGACGCCCTGGTGGCGGGCGACCTCAAGCTGGCGGCCAGGATCATGTGGCTGAGCCTCAAGGTGGCCTGGGAGAAAGGTATCCAGCCGCTGCGCACGGCGTGGGCGGAGTTCGTGTTCGGCCTCAAGGCCGCCTGGGAGGTGGCCATGCACGCCATCGCGCAGGTGTGGAACCAGTTCGTGCTTGGGCTCAAGACCGCCTGGCTCAGCGTGAAGGCGTTCTTCCTCAAGTCCTTCGAGAAGGTCGTGGCGTTCCTCTCGAAGATCATCGGCAAAGTGGTCGCGTTCTTCGACCCCGACGTCGACGCGGACGAGCTCAGCCGGGCGCTCGAGGAAACCAGCAAGGAGCGGCTGGCCGACATCGAGAGTGAGAAGAAGGCCGCGCTCGATGCAGCCGGCGCCGAATACGCCGCGCGCAGGAAGGCCGAGGACGATCTGCACCAGAGGCGCATGGCAGACATCGGCCGGGAAGGGGCCGCCAGGGTCGAGTCGGCCGAAGACGCGCTGAAGAAGGCGAGGAAAGAATGGCAGGATGCCATCGAGCAGGCCCGGACCGCGCGCGAGAAGGCCGAAAAGGAGGGCACGGCGGCGGCCCTTGGCACCGACGCTCTCAAGGACCTGCTGCGCGGGCTGCTGGGCGCCAGCGCCGGAGGGCGCGAGGCGGCGACGGTTGTGGGCACCTTTTCCGCAGAAGCGATCGGCGGCCTGGGCACGGGCAGCGCCATGGACCGCACGGCCCTCGCAACCGAGGCGACGGCCAGGCACACGCGCAAGCTCGTCGACCAGGCGGCAGAGGCCGGGCTTGCATTCACGTAGGAGACAGGCACCGTGGCGATCATCGTAGAGGAAAAGGCAGACAGCCGGGAGCTGACCACCGGCGACGGCGCCTCGGCGATCCTGCGCTACACCATCCGCGGCACGGCCAGCGACAGCGAGGCGAAGACTGCCCTGGGCGATGAGGCCCCCTCGACCTACGACGGCCTCGTGCGCAAGAGCCGCGAGGTAACGCCCATCTTCGTGGACGTCACGAATCCTGACGGCTCGATCTGGGAGGGCGTGGCGCGCTACGGCCGGCGCGTGAGCGAGCCCGAGACGGGCGAGTCGGTCTTCAGCTTCGACACGGGCGGCGGAACGCAGCACATCACGCAGAGCCGCCAGACGATGGGCTCCTACGCCCCGGCCGGCCAGAGCGCCCCCGACACCAAGGAGGCGATCGGGGTTGCGGGAGACAACGTCGAGGGCGTCGACATCGTGGTGCCCGTCTACAACTGGACCGAGACGCACTACCTGGACGATGCCTACGTGACCAGCGGCTACAGGCGCGCCCTACGCGACCTGACGGGCAAGCTCAACAGCGCGGGCTTCCGGGGCTTCGCGGCGGGGGAGGTGCTGTTCACGGGCGCGCGCGGCGCCAAGCGGAGCGATGAGGACTGGGAGATCACCTTCAGCTTCGCCGCGAGCGAGAACCGCTACGGCATGAGCGTAGGGAGCATCACCGGGATCGACAAGGCGGGCTGGGATTACCTCTGGGTGCTGTACGGCAGCGGCGAAGAGAGCCAGGGCGAGCTCGTCCCGCCGCCCAGGGCGGTGTACGTGGAGCGAGTCTACGCGTCAGGCGACTTCTACCGGCTCGGGATCGGAGCGTAGCGGATGCCGACCGGCGACACACTGAAGAAGGTGCAGCCCGGCGACCCCTTGCGGATCCCGGCCGGGGCCTACAACGCCTTCGTGGATACGGCTCGGGCGCAGCGCCAGGCTGGGCCGGGGGTGCGTCGTGGCGCGAGGCTCAGCGAGGCGCGGGCCGGCTGGATCGTCGCCTACAACGCCAGCGGCGAGGACGCCCCCTGGGGCGGCGTGGTGGAGCTGCGCGCGGCGCAGCTCTACGAGCACGAGGAGTTCGTGAAACCTGGCGATGCGGACGGCGTGGGGGTCTACGGCATTGCGCTCGCGCCGATTGCCTCAGGGGCCTGGGGGCGGGTCGCCCTCACCGGCGGCCCGTGGCGGCTCTATGTGTACGGCACGCGGGGGCCGGGGGATCTTGTCGGGCCACTGAGCGCCTGGGCGGCCGGCGATGGCATACTGTGGACCGTAAGCCGGTCGGTGGAAGCCGGAGTCGTTGAAGCTTTTTTTAGACATCAGGCTCTACCCGCATCGACGTTCACGGCCCCCTCCTACCACATTCGCCCCGACATCTCCTGGGCGCATGGAGCACATTGCCGGGCACAGCGCGTGTGGTCTGATGCCAATACGTCGGTGGAGACCTATCGCGGGCTGATACGGTTCCCTGCTCCGGTCGTCGGCCAAACTGTCATCATCCTCGACAATTACAACGCGGCGGTGACCTTTTCGGTTGGGGCAGGCTATGAAGCGGAAGGGGGGGCGTGGATCAAGGTCGCCCCCATCATTGAATGGTTTACGGACGAAAGTAGCTATGCCGTCCTTTCGTCCTTGTCTGTCGGTGCAGAGTATAGCTGGCAGCGGATGGACGCGGAGCTGATAGGACCCTGCGAGGTCGAGGGGCGTCACGCACGCTCGACCAACTATCTCACCCAGATCATATACAACGGGGCGTCAGACATCACCATGTACGGTCTGCGTGTCAGTGTCGAGCACGAAAACCTTGCTTCATATTCGGGACCCGAGGGGGTCGGGGCGTCAATGAAGACGACGCAAGTGGCCTACAGCGGCAGGCAATACCTTGTACTGACCAAAGCACAGATGGGTGGTTAGACATGATGTCCTGCTCACTCTAGCTTCGGAGGCTTGGCAATGCGAACGCACAAGAGGATGCACTGGACGTATCTTATCCGCTGCCGCGACCGGCTCGGGCGCGTGCTGTGGGAAGAAGCGCTTGAGAACATGCTCCACGACGAGGGCGAGCAGTTCCTCTGCCAGGTCGCCTTCTCGGAGGAGCAGAGCGTCCCGGCCAACTACTATGTCGGCCTGGACAACCGGGGGAGCCTCGCCGAGGCCGACAACCTGGCTGCCCTGAGCGGCGAGCCCTCCGGCAACGGCTACTCGCGCCAGGCCGTGGCCAGCGACAACACCGATTTCACCGTCTCGCAGGAGTCGGGCGACTACCAGGCCAAGACCAAGACGGTGACCTTCACCGCCTCGGGGGGCTCCATCGGCCCGGTGACCAAGATGTTCCTGGCCACAAGCTCCGACGGCAGCGGCAAGCTCATCGCAAGCGTCGCGCTCTCGCAGAGCCGAACGCTTGCCGACGGCGAGTCGCTCGAATGCTCGATGTACATCCGCTTCAGCGAGTAATCCTCGGGGGGGGACGGACAATGCTTGCTGTGGGCGATGCGCTGCCCGTGCCGAAGGCCTGGGCGGACAAGACGCTTGTCGAGAAACTGGAGGACGTTCTCGCTGAGGCTGGCGCTCCGGCCCCCGCCGGCACCAGCCTTAGCGACTTCCAGTTCTATCAATCAGTCTGTGCCAGTGGTGTGACGGACGATCTGATAGAGCACTATCTGGCGCTGGTCCGCAAGCTGAATCCCGGCGTGATTATCCTGGAAACTGCCCCGCCTGCCGTTGGGGTGCGGACGTTTTGGGTGATGTTCAAGGGCCAGCCAGTAGAACCCCAGGAGTGGTAAGATGTCCACCACTACCTACAAACCGAATACTGCCGGGGGTGCAGGGTGGCATGGGTGGGGGTCCTGGCCGGATACGTGCGGCCTGTTGCCCATGCAAAGCGAGACGGCCTGCACTGGCGCGCAGCTCAACACGATGAGTGCGGACGACTCGAATGCTGTTGTGGGTCTCGGGATGTCCGGGTGCTGCGCTGGGGTGCGAATCCGGTATGACATACAGGAAGACGCGGGAGACATATCTGACATCACGGTGACCTGCAAAGGGTATGGCGTCGGTCACGGCGAAGAAGAAAACGACTTTACGCTCTGTATCTGGAACTTCGACACAACCGATTGGGAGATACTGGACACCCACGATTGGCACATAAAGCAGACGGCCTCTGGCTCGATCACTTCGGACTTCGCAGACTACATTGACGGCAGTGGGTATCTGTATGTGATAGTGACGAATAACGGTTACGGCACCACGGTAAATGCGACCTACGTCTATTATCAGGAAGTGGTCATCACCTATACCTCTGCGACTGTCTATTACGAAGATGTCGGCACCATCGTCCAGGCAGTGACGGGCGTTACTGACCTGCAGACCTATCAGGACGACGTTGGCTCTACCGTGCTGGTGGCGACGAGCGTTACTGACCTGCAGACCTACCAGGAAGCCGTCGGGTCTGTGGTGCTGCTGGTGATGGGCTGCACGGACACGCCGCTCGGGCCGGAGCATTGGGGCGAGACTGTTCGGGTCATCACCGGGCACACAGAGCACATGACGTACCCGGCGGAAAACGTCGGGACTGTGGTGCTGGTCGTGACGGCGGTCGGCGCGGCCGAGGTTCAGGCTTACGCTGACCACCTGGGCAGCGTAGTGCTCGCGGTGACTGGCGGCGACGACGCGCACATCAACGAGAAGCAGGGCACAGCCGTGCTGGTCGTGGCGGGCGCGACCGATCTGCAGACCTTCACTGAGGTTCGCGGCTCTGCGGTGCTGGTGCTGACGGGGGGGACGGTCGGCTACACGTTCACCGAGGACGTCGGGTCTGTGGTGCTGGTCGCGACGGCCATCGAGGGCGAGCAATGGATCCGGTCGGATGCTGGCGGAACGACGGTGCTGGTCATCGCAGGTTGCTCTGATAGTCAGCTTCTGAAGGACCACGTCGGCTCTACCGTGCTGGTGGTGGCGGCTGGCTCGGACCTGGCGACCTACCAGGATCACGTCGGCGCGGTCGTGCTGGCGGTCGATGATGGTCTGGGTCTGCACACGGTGCCGCTCTCGATGTCGATGCCTGCCGCGCAGCCCAACATGCGGCAGCTATCGTGGCCCGATCGCGGGCAGGAGGCATTCGTCATCTTGGACGGCGAGATCTACCAGCGCACGCTCGAGGCCAGCCTGCTCCTGCCGGCCGACCTGGAGATCCGCCAGGTCCTGAAGGTCGCCCTCGGCGCCGGCAACCTGACGAGCGAGAGGCTCCGCCAGTGGGGCTACTCGCCGCTGGACCGCGTCGAGCTCGCGTGGTCTGAGTCGAGCGGCGCGGCGCATTACCAGATCGACCGGAGGACCGACGCCGGCCCCTGGGTGCAGATCGCGGATGGCGTCAGGGCGCTCTCCTACGTCGACGGACCCCTCCGGGACGGCACGCACAGCTACCGGGTCTGGGCGGTCGACCAGGAGGGTGACGTCGCGCTGTCGAACGCGCGCACGCTCCACGTCGCCTCTGCGCCGGAGCCGCCTTCCGGCGCGAGCTGGACCTGGGATCCCGAGACGCAGACGCTCGAGGTGTCCTGGCAAGACTCACCGTCCAGCGACGTCGCCTCGTACCGGGTCCGCTCGAGCGGGGGGGCGTCGGCCCTCGAGCTAGGGAGCTCGCCGGTGCAGGACAGCGGCGACCTCTCCTGGCAGAAGGTCTTCTCCGGCGAAACGGGCCTTTGGATCGTGCTTGTGCGGGCCGTTGACGGAAGTGGGAACGAAGAGGCGAACCTCGAGCAGGCCGTGGCGATCCCGTTTGCGGACGGCCACCCTGCCTCTCGGCCTGCCGAGCCGCGCCTGGTGGAGGTCGAGGCCGTCGAGGACGGCAAGATCGAGGTGCGCTGGCTCTACGATCCCCACTTCGAGTATCTGGGACCCGGCGCCGGCCAGGAGGCGCGCATCTACTGGGACGCCGGCACCGGCACCATCGACTGGAGCAGCCCCCTCGCCACCATCGCCATGTCCGGCCCTACCTCAGCCACCCGCTATTCGTGGCAGAGCGGCCCCCTCGCCCACGGCCAGACCTACCGTTTCGCCGTCCGCATCGCCACCGCCCCCTGGCCCGCTGGCCTCGAAACCCAGAACAGCGACGAGCACACCGCCACGGCTGACGCCTCCGTCCCCTCCGCCCCAGGTCTGAATCTGGAGTTGGCCTGACCTGGGTCCGGGCTGTCACTGAGCGAAATCCCACTTGAGAACGCACCCCCTTTTCGATATCTTCTCTCTTGCCGGTCCGCTGAAGAGACGATAGGCCTACGGGCGAGCCTGTGCAAAGATCGGTCGGCGTTGGCGACTCGGCGTGGCCTCAGCGAGGTATCAGGCCCGCACCTTTTCATGAAGGTTCGGTAGATGCCTAGAGTGTTCGACAACATCGACGCGTCGTTGCTCCCCGCTCTGCAGGATGCGATAGGGCTCTCAGAGCGCGGAGACTTCTGCGTGGGGTACTTCAACCTGCGCGGATGGAAGAAGATCGCCCCGCAAGTCGAGGCTTGGCCAGGCGGCGCCGGCCACTGCTGTCGGGTCCTCGTGGGCATGCAGAGACTGCCCAGCGAGAGCCTGCGTTCCGTGCTCGCAGTCGCTGGAGACGACGACGGCATCGACAACCAGACGGCTCTGCAACTCCGACAACGCCTAGCCGAGGAGTTCCGTCGGCAACTTACGGTCGGCTTCCCGACCAATGAGGACGAAGCCGCCTTGCGCCAGCTTGCAGCGCAGATCAAGTCGGACAAGGTGAGAGTCAAGCTCTACCTGCGACATCCTCTGCATGCCAAACTGTACCTCTTGTTCCGGCAGGATGTCGTCAATCCGGTAGTCGGCTACCTTGGCAGTAGCAACCTGACGCTTGCGGGTCTGGCCCGTCAAGGCGAGCTGAACGTGGATGTCATGGACCACGACGCCTGCCAGAAGCTCGCCAAGTGGTTTGAGGAGCGCTGGGAGGATCAGTGGTGCGTAGACATCTCGGACGAGCTGGTACATATCATCGAGGGAAGCTGGGCGCGGGAGGATCTGGTCTCGCCTTACCACATCTACTTGAAGATGGCATATCACCTGTCGCAGGAGGCACGATCAGGCCTGGCTGAGTTCCGTATCCCGCGTGACTTCGGCGACCGGCTCTTTGAGTTCCAGAAGGCCGCTGTGAAGATCGCCGCGCATCACTTGAACACGCGCCAGGGCGTCCTCGTCGGTGACGTGACTGGCCTGGGCAAGACGCTCATGGCCACCGCGCTTGCGCGGATATTCGAAGACGACTTCGGTCTGTCCACTCTGATCATATGCCCGAAAAACCTGGTCGGCATGTGGCAGGACTACGCGCGGCGCTACCGCATGCACGGCCCCATGGTTTTGTCCAGCAGCCGTGTCATCAACGAGCTTCCGGACCTCCGTCGCTACCGGCTGGTCATCATCGACGAGAGCCACAACCTGCGGAATCGAGAGGGCAAGCGCTACAGGGCTATCCAGGAATACATTCGCGAGAACGAGAGCCGATGCATCCTCCTTTCGGCAACGCCGTACAACAAGACGTATCTCGACCTCTCCAACCAGCTTCGTCTGTTCGTGGGTGAAGAGGAGGACCTTGGCATCCGCCCCGAGAACCTTCTTCGAGAGATCGGTGAAGTCGAGTTCATGCGCCGGCACCAGTGTCCATTCCGCAGCCTTTCAGCGTTCGAGCACACGGAGTACGCGGACGATTGGCGCGAACTGATGCGCCGCTATCTGGTCCGGCGTACGCGCAGTTTCGTGAAGGAGAACTACGCCAAGGATGACGGGAACGGTCGGAAGTGCCTGGTCATGGAGGATGGCCGGCGCTCCTACTTCCCCGAGCGCATCCCTTGCACTGCGAAGTTCAAGGTGGACCGTGAGGACCCGGACGACCAATACGCGCAGTTGTTCTCTGCCCGCATTGTCGATGCCGTGAACGGACTGAGTCTGCCACGCTATGGTCTGGGCAACTACGTTGCTCCCTCTCCTGACAAGCCGCCTGCGCCAGAAGAGACGCGCGTGCTCCAGAATCTGTCCCGCGCGGGCAAGCGCCTGATGGGGTTCTGCCGTACGAACCTGTTCAAGCGGCTGGAAAGCTGCGGCTACGCCTTCCTGCAGTCGGTCGCCAGGCACGTCTTGAGAAACCATGTCGTCCTTTACGCTCTCAAGACAGGCCAGCCGGTGCCCATCGGGACTCAGGACGCCGTCTTCCTCGACCCGGGCCGCTATGACGAAGACCGCGAAGTCGGCAAAGGCGACCTGTTCGGCGAGGAGGAGGGGGACGACGGGGGGGCCACCACGAACGATTTCCCCCGGACCTGGGAGGAGTACCAACGCCAGGCAGCGGCGACTTACCAGAGCTACCGTGCTGACTACCGCGGCCGTTTCGACTGGCTGCGCGCCGACCTGTTCGTGGAACGGCTGGCCGATGACCTTCGAGAGGATGCCCGCACGCTGTTTGGCATCATAGAGAAGCACGGCGACTGGAGGCCTGGCGATGACACCAAGCTCAATGCCCTCCATAATCTGCTCGCGAAGCGCCATGGCAACGACAAGGTGCTGGTCTTTACCCAGTTTGCGGACACCGTCGACTACCTGGCCGGCCACCTGGAAGCGCGCGGCGTTCGCCAGCTTGCCGGTGTGACCGGCGATTCTGCGGACCCCACCGCGCTGGCGTACCGCTTCAGCCCCGAGAGCAATGAGAAGGCCTTCCCTCCCGAAGACCAGCTCAGGGTCCTCGTGGCCACGGACGTTCTGAGCGAAGGCCAGAACCTGCAGGACTGTGCCATCGTGGTGAACTTCGACTTGCCGTGGGCTCTGGTCCGACTGGTGCAGCGCGTCGGCCGGGTGGATCGGATTGGCCAGGACGCGGGAAACATCCTCTGCTACTCGTTTATGCCGGCGGATGGGGTTGAAGACATCCTCCACCTGCGCTCGCGTGTGCGCACACGGCTCCAGGAGAATGCCGAGGTGGTCGGCAGCGACGAGGAGTTCTTCGAGGGCGGCGAGTCCAACCAGCGGGTGGTGGACCTCTACAACGAGAAGTCCAGCATCTTGGACGACGATCCCGACTCCGAAGTCGACCTCGCCTCGCGCGCCTACCAGATCTGGCACAACGCAGTCGAAGGCAACCCCGAGCTCGAGAAGGCCATCACAGACCTGTCGTCGGTGGTCTATAGCAATAAGGCCCATGAGCCCGCTGAAGGCGCGCCAAACGGCGTTCTCGTTTACATGCGCACACCCGAAGGAACGGACGCGCTGAGCTGGATCGACAGGGAAGGCAACAGCGTTAGTGAATCTCAGTTCCAGATCCTACAGGCCGCTGCCTGCACTTCGGACACACCAGCCCTGCCGCGCACGGAGGACCACCACAGGCTCGTGCGGAAGGCCGTGAGATCAGTCGCCAAGGAAGAAAGATCAGCCGGCGGCCAGCTCGGCAGGCCCTCCGGCGCCCGCTTCAGGACGTACGAACGCCTGAAGCGATACTTGAACGAGGTGCAGGACACCCTCTTCGAGCCATCGAACCTGAAGAAGGTCCTCGACCACATCTATCAATGCCCCCTGCGCCAGGTGGCCACCGACACGCTCAATCGCCAGCTTCGCGCCGGCGTCAGCGACGACGATCTGGCGCGTCTGGTCATCGACCTCCACGAAGAGGACCGGCTGTGCCTGGTTCACGAGGAAGAGGACGAGGTCCGTGAACCGCAGATCATCTGCTCCATGGGGCTTCGGGCCGAAGGAAGGGGGAGGTAGCCGCGCATGCTTGACGATGCTCGCGCTCGTCGCTTGCTCAAGGACTTCAACCTCGAACGGCTGTTCATCCAGGAGCTGGGTTGGGACCGCCATGCCCAGACGCTGCAGATCGCCGTTGGCGACGACCTGTTCACCCTCGCGGCCATTGCCCACAAGCGCGGCATGGTGGCGTTCCGCTACGACGTCCCCCCTGGTAAGGAACTCCCCGAGCGCGCCGTCCGCAGCAAGATCGAGCGGAAGGTGGCCCGTTCGGTCCACGAGCACCTGATCGTCTACTGCGACGAGCAAGGCGGCCTGCAGGTCTGGCAGTGGGTGAAGAAGGAGGTCGGCAAACCGGCCCAGTGCCGTGAGCACCGTTACCACCGGACCCAGAGCGGCGAGGCGCTCTTTCAGAAGCTCCAGCACGTCGCATTCAGCCTGGACGAGGAGGCCGAGCTCGGCATCGTTGACGTCACGAGTCGCGTCCGCGCGGCCTTCGACGTGGACAGGGTTACCAGGCGGTTCTACGACGTCTTCCAGTCTGAGCACGCGTCCTTCCTTGACTTCATCCAGGGTAACACTTCGGCCGAGTGAGCAAGATTGCCTGATTTTTGGGTCATATCTGGATTTTGGCCTGGTGCTTTGTGCATAATTGCCTGCATGAGAGGGTCAGGCTCGAAAAGTGCTGT